TGAGAAACACTTGGCTGATCCGATCTGGGTCAAGCTCGGAGAGCCTGGTGCCTTTCACATCATCCGCGACGAGCACACCAAGCTATGGCGAGCTGTTCGACCAGACCCAGAGAATCCCAGACGACTCGATCCCTACGATGCGGCATACAGAGAGAAGTGGAAGGATGCCCCTCCGCTCATTCCTCAACGTATGCTCGTCGGTGGCCAGCCTACTTGGTACGACAAGGGCAAGCGAATCCCTCACTCGCTCAACCTTCGCAATGGCTGGACGGTTCGTTTCACTGGATCGAAGGGCAAGGCTGAACAGGGCACCCAATACCGCTTCGGCTGGATTGACGAGCACATCGAGGACGAGAGCCACTACGTTGAAATGAATCGCGGATTCATGCGCCACGCAGGAGTTGGCGTGTGGACCGCTACGGCACAAACCGTTAATTTCCAGCTTACTGACCTGCGCGAACGAGCCGCCAAAGGCGAGAAGAAGATCCTCGCCATCCAGTTGCTGCTGGAAGACAACCCCTTCATCTCGACCGAAGCGAAGCAGGACTTCTTCGACATCCTCTCTGAGGACGAGCGAGCAGTCCGCTTCTACGGTAAGCCAGCCATCGCTGGAAGACTCATTTACTGGATGTTCAAGCCGCAGGAAGACCATGGCTGCGAGCCGTTTGATATCCCAGATGATTGGTCGAGATACATCTTCCTTGATCCTGGTCGTCAGAACTGCGGAACCATCTTCGTTGCGGTAGATCCAGAAGAGAAGCACCGCTGGGTCTACGACAGTTTCATCCTGCGGCACAGTGATGCCTCTACTTGGGCGCATGAAGTCAAGATGCGTCAAGGCAAGCGTAAGTACGAGTGCGTGGTGTGCGACCAGCGAGCCGGTAAGCAGACCTCGATGGGTCGCTCGACCGGCGACACCGTTGCACACCACTACTTTCAAGCGCTGATGGAGGAAGGCGTCTCGCTGCGGAGAGTTGGCAGTATGGACGGTTTCTTCGCTGCTAGTGCTGATGTATCCGCGAGAGAAGAGTGCCTCATCCAGTGGATGGCCATCCGAGAGATCGGTCCCTTCACTGGATCACCGCTGCTGAAGATGTTTCGTGGTCGCAATAAGGATCTTGAGCGACAGATTTACCGAGCGCACATGAAGCTCGACAGAGCCGACAAGCGTGAGCGCTTGGAGAGTGATGCCCTAGACTGCCTCGAATACGCGGCAGCCTATAACCCAACCTATTACCCACCAGAGCCAATCGACAACTCACGCGACGACAAAGTCTACCAAGCCTACCTTCGTCGCAAAGAGGGTCGTAGTCGCCAACTTGCAGGCGCTGTGTTGGGGTAGGTCAACCGCCAAAGGAGTTCTTTGTGGATTGGAAGTTTCCAGAGATTGAAGTCAGTGACCCTGTTGAATTCACGATCCGTCCTGGTCAGGCGGACACCTCGCTCGCTTGGGTCGTTCGCAAGCGTGCTCGCAGTTGCGATGTGCTGACCTTCGTAGGTGGCCGACCAGTGCTCCGCGAAGAGTGCATCCACGCTGACGATCCAGACTTGGCTGATCGCATGGATATGTTCAACGACGGCACCATCGGTGGCGTGTTCCGCATCGCCAAGTACATCCAAGACAATCGCAACCTCAGCCGCAGGATTCAGCGCTGCGAAGAGTTTTGCAGCGATCTGAGCAAGCGGCTTGAGGATCTTGGCAAGCTCATGAAGAACGGTAGGTAGCATGGACATCCTCAACTCGATTGTGCGGCTGTGGCTGAAGCAGATCGATCGCGCTCGCAAGGACAAATGGGAGCGCTTCGGCAAGACCGCCGACCGAGCATGGGGATTCCTCGGCAAGGGCTACAAGGATCTCTACATCGAGTGCGATGATCCCACCTTTCCAGATGGAAAGGGAGCACCGTACTTCAAGGTAAAGATCGCCAAGAGCCGAGAGTACGTCAACCTGATGCTGCCGTACTTGCATCACAAGATTCCTCATCGGCAGGTGACGCCAGACCGGCCACCGATTCCACCGGAATTGATTGGTTTGCCTCCTGGCGTCCCCATGCCGCCGTCACCGATGCAGACTCGCGACCAGATGTTGGCGTGGATGCTGCACTGGTGGCTCAATTACCTGCCTCGCATCAGCGGACTGGCCGACGAGTGCCGACTGGCGATACCTGAAGCGCTGGTCAAAGGTCGCGGTGTGGTGTGGCATGAGATGATGGAAGGCCCTACCGGCTTCGTTCCATGCTCCACCTATGACAGCGTGGACAACCTGCTCATCGATCCAGACTCCAGTCGCTTGCGTGATGCTGGATATACGGTACGCATCCGCAGGCGTAGTCTGTGGCGGATCTCCGAAGAGTTCGAGATTCCCAGAGAGCAGCTGAAGTCGGCCCACTACAGCAACTTCTCGGAGGCCGCGTGGGATGCGCTGGGTCATCCAGACTTTACCGCCGACCTGAAGGAAGACGAGAAGGGCGACGTAGGAATCTACTACGAAGTCTACTCTCGTATGGGCATTGGCAACAAGTTCTTTGGCGCCGACGAGGACGCGAAGAAACTGGCCGAGGCATTGGGCGAGACCGGCGACAACGTCTGGCTCTGCGTGATGCCTGGTGTCCCATACCCACTGAACCTGCCTCCGTGGATCACTGGCGGCGGTGACGCTGCTTCGCTGTTCTCAGAGATCCAGCGACGGATCGAATGGCCCATTAAATTCTACGGCAATCCGTTCAATCCTTGGGCCTTCAGTCCACTGGACTTTTACCCCAACACCGACAACTGTTGGGCCACTAGTCCACTAGAAGCAGCGCTGCCACTGCAAGCGTTCCTCGATCACGCCTACAGCTTCCTGATGAGTAAGGTCCGCACCACCTGCCGAGACCTGATCATCACCTCGGCGGCGCTGGACGAAGACATTCGCACCGCACTCATCGAGGGATTGGATCAAGAGGTCGTCACCGCGAAGGGGGAGGTCCGTAAGGATCTCAGCGAACTGGCGTATGTGCTCCAGTTCCCAGCGATGAATGGCGACCTGATGAACGTCATCTCCATGGCAGAGCGCGCCTTCGAGCGACAGACAGGTCTCGATCCTCTGCTCTATGGCGGCGTGAACCAGCAGATGCGATCCGCGCAGGAAGCGTTCGTCAGGCAGGACAACCTAAGCAACCGGCCAGACGACATGGCCCAGTGTACGGAGTCCTGGCAGTCGCTGATCTCTGCGAAGGAAGCGGCTGCCACCAGAATGCACACGCCTGCGGAAGTGGTGTCGCCACTGTTCGGTGGAAGGACGCTGCCGGTTCCTACGCAGATGGGAATGACTGAGGTTCCGCTGGAGCAGATCTGGACCAACGTCGTCAACACGCCAGACGAGAACCTCGCCTGTAGCGAAGTGGACTATACGGTCGAAGCTGGCAGCGGTCGGCGTAAGAACAAGCAGAAAATGACCAGCGATGCTCAGGCGCTGACTCAGACTCTCCTGCAACCGATGTTCGCGGTCGCTCAGCAGACTGGCAACACGCAACCGTTTAACGCACTACTGGACATTCTCGGTGACGCGCTGGACATCGACATGACCAAGCTCCATATCCAGCCACCACCGCCCCCACCGATGCAGGCGCCGCCACAAGGACCGCCGCCTGAACAAGGACCACCCCAGCCCCAAGGACCACCCAATGGTTAGGAGACTCTCCAGAGAGGATCGCCTGCGACTGAGGAGCCGCATTGGTATCCCAGCCATGCTAGGCAGCAACAAGCGATTTATGGCCGACACGCCGCACTACGACGCATTTGGGACGAAGTGGAGGGCCGAGCAGGCTATTGAGGCAGCGCGGCGTGCAGGCGTGAATCCGACCGGAAAGAAGTTTATTACACAGCTTTGCCGCAAAGGAATGCCCAACGATCCAGAGGCGTGGGTAGATTCGCTGGATGATGTCCGCAGAGTCTGCGAGAAGCGAGGCTGGGGCTGCGACGGTGCGGTGAAGGTGTCCCAGCCGTCGATCAGCGTCGAAGATCCAGAGCCTTGCATCGCTGACGACATTGTGGAATCCATGATCGAAGACAAGGAAGTCGAGACTAAGCAGCCGATCACTGGCAAGGAACGCAAGGACTTGAAAGAGTCGCTCAAAAAGAAACACACTCCGAGGAAGTAAGCCATGGCACAACCGCTGCTATATACATACTACGATGCGCTTGCTGCGGCTACCGACTTCCTCGGCGGCAACGCGACCAGCGCCGCACAAGGCGAGATCAAGCGAGCGATCCAAGCGGCGTATCGCGAGATCAATGACATCCATGATTGGAAGTTTCTGTACAAGCAAGGTAGGGTTCATTTGGTCGCTCCATACACCACTGGAACCTGTACGTATGATCACTCTGGGGGCAGTACCTGCGAGAACCAGCTCACCCTCACCACTGGAACATGGCCGTCTTGGGCAGCTAGCGGCGTCGTCCAGATCGGAACCGAGAACTACTTCTGCCATGTTGCGGCTCGCAAGAGCGACACCGTCTTGCAGTTAGACCCCACGCTAAATCCTGGTGAGGACGTTTCCACCGCTTCGACATACAGCATCTTCAAACAGTGGTACGATCTGCCTTGGGACTTCAGCGAACTGTCGGAAGTGTGGACCGAGGACAGCTACAAGAACGCACCGATCCTCGGATGGAATGACTTCGAGGCTGTTACGAAGTACAACACCGAGACTGGAACACCTGACTACTACTGCGTCCGTCCGGTTCAGGATCTCTACGGTACGATGGGACTGTGGATCTACCCACGCGCCGATGCCGCAGGAGTCATCGACTTCATCTACAAGCGCAAGCCTCGCCAGCTTCGCTACAGCGGTTGGGACGCCAACGATACGGTGGGCACCATTACGGTCGTCGCTGGAAACGCTGGCGTCACTGGAAGCAGTACTGTATTCGCCTCTAGGCATGTCGGTTCGGTGCTACGAGTCGGCTCTGACTCTACCCACATTCCCACCGGACTCGATGGAAACTATCCGTTCGATGACGAGCGGATCATCTCTGCGTACACTGGCGCCACTGCGGTCACTCTCGACACCACGATCACTACTAGCCGCAGTGGCGTCAAGTACTGCCTCACCGACCCCATCGACCTTCACCCCATTGTCTACACTGCGTTTCAGCGGTGCGTCGAAAAGCATCTGGCCATTGCAAAGAACATGCAGAACAAGGCCGAGGTGTTTGCCGCCTATCAGGACGCACTGTTCATCGCCAAGAACGCAGACTGCTATACCACACCACGCCAAGTCGCCGCGCACCGTCCCTCGCCGACCACTCGACTCGCCGATTACTCTGTAACCGACAATATGTAAGGAGTTCTTAGATGGCACTCTCTGCCGATGCGAAAAGGTATCTCAATACGGCAATGGCCAACGATACGCTCGGAGCGGAAATCGCCACAGCCATGGACGCCAATACGGTGAAGACCGGCATTACGTCTGGTCAGGCCGCAGCCATTGCTGCAAACACGCTGAAGACCAGCTTCCCCTACTCGCAGGCAGCGACGGTGACGGCAGTAAGCCTTACCGCGACCACTGCCGTCGTCCGCGCTCGCGTCAGCGCGATCCTAGTCAAACTCAAGGCAGCTAAGTTGATGGCATAATTATGGCTGAACGGCCCAGACGCACCGTAAAGATCCGCGAGTTCAGCGGAATGGTGTCGAACCGAGGGCCACTGGTCGGAAGACCCTCTGACGCCAAACTGCTGATCAACTGCCGGTCCATTTCTCCTGGTGTACTGGAGGTGCGTGGCGGTATGCGCCCACTCCAGTTTAGGAGTTAATCATGGCGTATGTTCCAGTGACTTGTGCATGGTACGACAGCGACGGCTGGGACATGCATAGCACTCCGATCTACGACGATACGACGCAGCCTTATACCCTCACCAACAGTTACTGGTGTTGGCATGAGTTGGCTGAGTATTCCGACCGACCGCCAGTGCCGTCAGGTTCAGCAGTTCGCTACCTGCGGCAGTTGTCCACTACCGGCTGGGGCGCAGGTTCGGCAGGCGTGGCATCGGTAGTTGATCCTGGCGGCACCAATCTCCACGCGATCAAGTTCACTTCCACCGTACTGACCAACCTATCGGCTGGCGAGTACTGTATCTGCTGGTTGTATAACCGCAGCGGAACGCACTGGGCTTACTACCAGCGGATCATCATTCAAGATCCTGCTGGCGGCGGCTCTGGTCGCGTGATCTCTCTTTATACCTACGACACGCCTGAAGCGGTCAACGTCGTCTACGAGACCGAGGGTGGCAGTCTGATTGTGGGACAAGATCCAGCATGACAACCACGCTCAAAACAGGACTGAACACCTACCAGCCGCTGTGCATGGCCACTGCGCCAGACGGCGTGCTGTACGGTCACAACGGTCTTGATCGACCCATTCGCTGGGACGGCAGGACTTCTACCTCGCAGGACAGTGGGATAGATGCTCCAACCACTGGACTCACCGTCGCGTCAAGCGGCAGCGGGACCATCTGGGGCGACTACAAGATCTACGTTCGCTTCTGCGATGCGGACGAAACGGCATCCAGTTGGAGTACTTCGGCAGTTACCTCGGTAGCTTCTGGTACTCCAGTCGCTGGATTTGACTATACCAATATTCCAGTCTCTTCCAACTCTCGCATCACCAAGCGCCAGATCTGGCGAAACACTAAGGATCAGTACATCACTTGGTACTTGGATGCCGAGATCAACGATAACTCGACCACCACTAGCCACACCACCTACACCGACGACCAGTTGGTGGCCAGAGATTCGTTGCGTCTGCTGACGAAGGATGGATGGCCCAACGCCAACAGGTTCACCCCACCTCCTCGGTGGATGTCAGTGATTGTAGGTTACGCGGATCGCATGTGGTTTCTGGTGCCTGCGGATTACAGTGCTGGAAAGGTGACGGCCAGCACCACCACTGCCACCGCCAGTGGCGTCCGCTTCAATACCGGCATGATTGGCTGGAAGGTGCGAGCGTCTGGCCGCACTCCTGGTCGGATCATCTCGATCACCACCACCACCATTACCTATAGCTCCACCTCGGCTGGTCTGGGAACAGTGGGCGATTACTACTCGGTGACGCCTACCGCAGACGAGCGCAACCGCATTTACTTCAGCGAAGCGAGCGAGCCAGAGAGTGTGCCAACGGTCAACGCGATTGACTGCCAAGATGATGGCGATGTGCTCACTGGTGCCGCCGCTTTCGCTGGATCATTGTACCTGTTCAAGCAGCGGCACACCTACCGACTGAGCACTGCTGGCAATCCTCGCAAGGACGCTAACATCATGCCAGCCAGTGGGCGTGGTTGTATCAACCAGCGGTGCTGGTGCCGCGTGGAAGACAGTCTGTTCGTTGTCGATCAGGCTGGCGCCTATATGTTCAGCGGTGGTGGAGCGCAGCCCATCAGCGGTCCAGTACAGGACTACTGGCGCAGTCGCATTAACTGGGCGCAGCAAAAGTGGTTCCATGTGGCCTACAGTCATCCAGAGGAAACGGTCAAGTTCTATGTCGCCTTCGACTCCGAGACTTGGCCGAAGCACGCGCTGTGCTACCACACTCGATTGCAGAACTGGTGGCTGGAAGACTACGAGTTCGACATCGGCGCCTCGGCAGTGTGCCCCATCGCTGGTACGGATCGGCTCATCGTTGGCAGTGAGTCTGGAGTTCAGCTCACCAACGAGGGGATCTTCGACGGCTTCGCTTACGAGGCTGCGGAGAATGAGGAGGAACTAGACTCCTCAGTCACTACCACTGTTCGCGGTACGGTGACTGGTGCTGCGGCCACGCGGATCGAGGACAGTGCCGCCAACTGGGACTTCAGCGGCTGGAACTCCAGTCCAGAGACCGTAGGCGCACCGCTGGTGGTGATCCATTCGGATGGTTCCTACGAGACCAAGCGGATCTCCAGCATCACTGGAACATCGATCATTGTGCAGACCAGCTTTGATGTGACGCCAAGCGTAGGCGACACCTACCAGATCGGAGGCATTCCCTACGAAGCTATCTTCGGCGCCTTCGAGATCCTAGAGAACGAGCGCCACAATGTACGCTCGGTTCGCGTTGGCTACCAGCCGCTTGAGCAGGACGGCACACTGAACGTCAGCGCGTACTACAACCACTCCGAGACCGCTCGCACGCTTGGCCATATCCCCTACGACAGCGATACTGGACTGTCCATCGCTAGAAGCAGCGAGAATGCGGTAATCGATCTGGAGAAGACCGAAGGCGTCAGCCCCTCGGTCGATGTCAGTGGTCACATGGAAGGCGGCACTCCAGCGGATCGGTTCATTACCATCAAGCTCAGTGGCGTGACTGGCAGGCAGAAGCCGAAGATCTACTTTGTGGATGTGGATGGGGTGGAGTCCTAGTGCAGCCTCGTAATATCTCGCGCATCTCTGAAGCGCTCGCCAAGATCTCAGGAGTCACACCTGAGATCGCCGCTGAGGTTGCCATCGCACTATGCCAGTCGGAGGATGACGTTGATCGCGGCGGCACGCTGACCCTCACTGGCAACCACCCTTCGGTGGATCGCGGTTACAGCACCTACGGCAGCGATAACAACCTGCTGCCTACGCCTCCGGTCAAACCTCCAGTGATCTCGCAGGCGGTGCTGCAAGTAGACAACGCCTCCAATGGCCTCTCTAGCAGGCGTGGAGACAACGGCTACGCCATCAACGTAGACGATGGGATAGTTCGCAATGCTGGCGAGAGTTGGCTTCTGAAGCACGCCTACGTCCAATCTGTTGGCACTGTGGAGGACAGTAGAGCGGACGAGCTAACTACCAGCGATCCGACCTATTGGGTTGCCGACTGTCTGGAATGTGAGGAGAAGGGTCGCAACCTCTCCAATGTTCCAGTGAGGGTGTTCTACGATAGCCAGTTGACTCGTCCTGACGTTGGCACCGTCACTCGCTACATGCGAGATACCAACGGACTGGCGTGGGGCTTCAACTCCATCGTCAGCAGCTACGTTGGCAGCACCTACATCTCTGGCACCGTAGTCCGTTGGGCTAAGGCGACTGCGGAGTGGACTTGGGACAGTATTGACGCGGTTGGCCAAGCGGTGTGCGTGGATGTGGACGACATCTACGGCAACAATCCTGGTGCCACTACTGCGAGAGTCTACATCCGAGCGACCTCTGGCCAAGATCCCAATGTCCAGACCGATGACATCATTGGCTGGATGGCCGATACCACCGACACGCGAGTCTGCGTCAGTGGTGGATGGGACGACAAGATCGGCACCATTAAGATCCTCGAACCAGGAAAGTCGGTTCCTGGTGGATGGGTCGAATACACCGCGTTAAGCTGCAAGTTCCCAGTCGGTGCTTCGGCTACGGTTACGGAGTACAACGAGGGATCTTCTGGCGGCAGTCACCCCATTCGGCCAAAGGCTCACAGCAACAGCGAACCGAGCACCAGTACCTCGATCATCAACACCGACTGGACTGGCGATTGGTACGATACGGCGTGGATGCTGGATGATATCACGCTCAACGTACCGACGACGACTAATACGACTGGCATCAATACGACCAATGTCGTCATCGTCGCCATCAACACCAGCACCACCCACATCACGCTTGGATCGTCCAGCGTATCCAATGTCAATGTGGTAGTGCCGATCATAATGGCTGCCGCCACTCCGTCCATCAACGGTGCGGTCGTTACGATCAACGACTACAGTGGCAACAGTGGGGCAACGGCACCGACGCTGACCGGAGACATCGACATCGAGGACTCTGGCACGCTGAGCGTGTCCGGTACGATCACCATCGATCCGACGACGATCACGCCGGTACTGACTGGAGAGGGTACGGTTGCACTGACCGGACTAGACATCTACGGCTCCATCGTTGTCAACAATACCGACATAGTCGTCCGCGTAACAGCCACCTGCTCTACGACGGTGGTTTCAGTCAGTGTTGGGGACCACGCGGCGCATGATCATGATTGGTCTGACAAC